CCAGACACCACCCTGGATAGCCTTGTCCCGCTTGCGATCATCCCACTGGCATCCGCAGTGGGAACAGACATAAAATGCAAGTTTCTGCTCCATGATGATCTTCGGATCCCGCTGATCATCTGGTACCTTGATCCGCTTTGGATCCATCAGCTCCAGCTCACCACAGTCAGGACACTTTACCCGGTAATCAAAAACGACCTGGGCCTCTTTGGTGAGGTACTTCCAGATGTTACCTGTCGGCACTGTAGGAGTGGAGGAAAGCCAGGCCTTGGCCCCGTATTTATAGGAACGGAAACGCTCGAAGAAGAGGTCCATGGAGCGGGCCTCTTTTTTCGATGGCTGCTCTGGCCACTTGTCTATCTCATCACCGACCAGATAACGGGCTGAGATATTACCAAGAGACGTAACGGACCCAGCCCAACCCATATAGATGAGCATGGTCTGGAGATTGATACGCAGTGCGGCCAGATCATCTGATGACCCGGTGAGCAGCTGCCGCAGCCTTGGCGACTTGGTGAACATGGGCTGCAGATAATCGGTGGAACGTTTGGAAGAGGTGTCACGATCCGGATAGACAATAAAGGCCGCGCCGGGCTGCATGTCGGCAATGTAACCGATGATGGTCTCTACCCCGGCAGATGATCCTGTCTGTGGCGCCTTGCAATTGCCAATGACCTTGACCGATGGGAAGAACGATGCATCCATGATCCCCCGGAAATGAGGCATGAACGAATTATCCCACCGCGATCCGGCCAGGGGACCATAGGTGACGGTACGATTTTTCGGAGCCCAGACAGATGGTGCAATCGGTTTGCGCTTGCGAAACACCTTCCGCTCACCGGCACTGGGCCGAAACGGTATGCGGATCCGTGACTCACGCTGCCTGAATTTCTCAGGCAACCAGGACGGAGCCGTGCGCAGACGGATGGTCCTGGTTGTGGAGAGATCAACTGAGGGGGCGATTACTGTCATTGGTTGTTCCGCATAATCAGGAGTTATGTTCTCTCATAAATTGCCTGGTCAACCTTTGCCAACGCCATAACCGTAGGCTTAATCTCGCTTGGCTGACTGTTGTATCCCATCTGGTTTAATCTGGCATTTTCCCCACGATTGACCAGGGTAAGGTTTTCAATATTGAAGTTCGTTTTATCTCCATCAACAAAACGGATACAAAATCCATCCGGAACCTGACCGTGCACCTTTTCCCACTCAACCACATGCTTATGTCGATACCATCCGGACATGCTACTATCCCATGGGTTTACTTCAGCCACCTTGACCAAAACATACCCATCTTTTTTACAAACACGCTCATACCCAATCGGTTTGTAATTTGACGGGCGAGTCCCTTTCTTAAAACTCCCTGAATTGGGTTTACAAATTCCGGTACCGGATAACCCTGCAGTCCATGGCACATTACCTTTTTCATACCTTCCAGTTCTGCCAGAGCTGATTTTATGGTTTTTCAAAAAGGATACCAGCTGGGACAACTTTAACGACAAGCCGAACTGTGTATTCAGAGCAACAAGCAGCCAATTTCTTGACATTTTAGTGTAATTTGTTTTTAAAAAAGCGACTTGTTCCTGACTTAAAAGAGTTGACTGCTCACCTTTCTCAAATCCAGGAGCACGACCACACGTATAATTATTAACGGTCAAAACCGATTTAATAGCCGTCCGCGTCTTATCAAGATTAAAACGGGCGTTAAAAGCAATGGTGAGCTCAGGTACTCGCATGTCCTTATATCCATCACGGAGAAAAGTGAGCATGTCCTGAGTATATCGAAACCTTGCCATCACTCTAAGTCCAACATTTTCGGCACATCACCTGGTGTTTTGTTCCACTCCCATGCCACCTTCTTGGCTTCCAACGCCAGCTTGGCACCTCCAACGATATCTTTTGCTATACCGGAAATAGCCTTGCTGCGTTCAATTTCCTGTTGCAAATCTTCACCCTTGATGTCCTCATCATTCAATCGCTCAAGCTGAGCAAAAAGATGATCGTTTAAATCTGTAAGTTTGTTCTTCATTTAAAAATTCCTCCTTAAAAAAAATGATAACCATTGCACAAAGCTGGCAATGTGCTGCTGCTGGTTCGTTAATCCTCGGCCTCTTCAAAAGACCTGGGAAATTCTATGTCTTTGATTCGCTCCCAAAAATGGTCACATCCTGACTTATTTTCCCCAACCAGGAAAAGTCGTTTATTCCCATTTTTGGGAGGAATCTGAAGCTGCCCAGTGCATAAAATCATCTTGTGTGTCGGGACATGCCGCGCAATTTCATAATTATCTCCCTTTGCATGGATCTCTGCTCCCATCAATTCGCCTCCAGTATCACATCAAATTCCGCATCTGCGGCAAAATCACTCATCCTCTGTTCAACCACCTCTGATATGGCATGCACCAGTTCAGCAGCCATTTGCTGATCACCACCAACCAATTCGATCCAATCAGGAACATTTGCCTGGATTGCATGATTGAGGTGGGCCATGAAAGCAACAGCCCTGGAGACGATTGCCAGCTCAAAATCATCCCTGGCTATATACTTGCCACGTTTCGCATCAAGATTATGCTGATCAGTCTGGACCTTTAACCGAGCAGATTCCAGCTCCAGCTCCAGCTTTTCTTCTTGCATCCTGTCCAGCTTGTCTGCCACCCTGCGGCCAGTTGCAGCCGACTTAAGATTCTTTTTTGCATAGTCCATCACAGCCTGCATGGTGTATCCACCATCACTGTCAGGACGCAGCATCCTGTCATCACAGTGCTTGTAAAACTGTGATCGACTGATTTCATACTCGCCCTGCTCTTCCAGATAGCGAAATACTTCGATTTTCTTTTTGAAAACCTGATCACCCATTTCTTCATTCATCCTGGTATTACCTGATATCGATAGAGCCCATCAGCAAGCTCCATAAAAAACTCACCAACAGGATCAGACCGATAAAGCAGGTCAGATATCCTGGCAGCTGCCTCAATATTCGCTCTTGCCCAATCGTCAGGAATCTCGCGTTTAACAGAGCTGCCCTGATTGTAGATGATGAAGGCACCGCGAGACTCCTGCAGGAGTTTCCTCAGCTCTACCAGATCAGACTTGCTGTCAGGCGCGACAGCAACTCGCGGATCCGCAGCTGTTGCCTCTTGTTTTTCTGGAACATGGACAGGAGATGGCGCCTCATGAAACACAGGAGGCAGTCCGGCAAGTATCCACATACGCAAATCAACGCCGGCAGCAAATGCCTCACCAGGATCCTTGCCTTCCGGTACCGGCCATCTTTTTGACTGAGGATATGTCTCTTGCCACCAGACTCCCGCATTGGCTCCGGCCTGATCATAGTCAAGACCGTCCAGGATACAGAGCGACTTGGAAAGCGCATCAGCCGCCCTCCTCTCCGGTTTAACCCCAGTCGAACCAATACCGACCGTCCCCACCAGGTCCCCTGCAGCCTCATCCACAGCAATACAGTCGAGTTCTGCCTCTGAGGTCACAAAGGCCTTTGCAGAAGGATTGGAGAGCCAGACATCGCGCATGGATCCAACAACGTAGTGGTATTTCTTTTTCGGATTTTGCGGATCAGGAAGCAGCAGGCGAATGGTTATCCTATGCAGTATGCCGTCGACAATATACGGAATGACCAGGCCAGCAGGCAGCATGAGCTTACGACTCCTGCCGTTTTCCTTTTTCTCATTCCGCATTCCCCATGCCGGCCAGGGACGGAAGGACGGCTGATAAAGATTTCCTTGGCGCTCCTGGCCCGCATGAAACCCGAGCTTGTATTTCATGATGGAGGCCATGGAGATCCCTCGACCTGCCAGATAGTCGATTGATTTCTGGCGATCGAGCAGGGCCTGGTGGCAGCGCTCGACAAACTCCAGGCCTTTTTTGCTCCAGAGCTGAGGATCCTCAACCTGTTCCGGATAGCCAAGCACCGCCGGTGAAAATGTTTTCCCGGAAATACTTGTTTTTTGAGTAGTAGGAGCCATGTAGTACGCGGCATTTGACGCGCCCTTGATCTCGATGCCAAGGAAACCACACGCCTCTTTAAATGACAGATCACGAAACTCAACGAGGTACTGAATTGCATCACCACCCTTGCCGCAGCCATTACCTCCCTTGCCATGACCGCAATGGAACGTACCCAACCCAGCTGCCATGCCACTCCCCTGCTCTGGATAGAGACAGAAGCGGTCAGTACCACCACACCCAGGGCACGCCCCCTGTGCCTCACGTGGACCTGCGTGCCTTGGCTCCCCCATATCCTGGGTATAAAGATCGATAATATTCATTAAGGGATGATCCTTTTTCGATTATTCTTTATGATTTCAGTTGATTGGCGCTCGACAGGCAGCACACAGGGACGATACGGGGAGGATTGTTTTTCGATCCTCCCCAAAACAAACCA